CGGATTAAGCGTAATGTAGAGCATCTTGAAATCATCAAGGCTTATACAAAAGTAGATGGTACGACATCTGTCTGGACATCAGAAGATTTTACAGCTATAGATAAAGCTATAACTGACGGTAAAAAACTCTACTAAATTATGAATCTACAAGAAAGACTACAGCAATTAGCTGTTGAAAGGCAAAATCTTACTATTGCCTTGCACGAAGTTAACGGGGCGATGAAGATTTTGGAACAGCAGATTCTTGAGATTCAAGAGACATCCGTAGCAAACCAGCCATCAGATACAGAGGCATCAACCCCACAAGAAGAAGCAGTACCATCAGAGTAAGTGGTGCTACCATTTTATTAAGAACTTCTTTAATCATGTTTCAAAAAATCGCAAACATTTTGAGTATTGTCTCATTTGTAATGGTAGCTTCCATGAGTGGTGGAACGTACTTTGCATATAAATATGTAACATCAGAACAGTTTAAATCAAGAGTTATGAATGAGATTATGGGAAATGTTCAAACATTGATGCCCAAAGTGTTAGATAACGCAATGCCTGACATATCTGGCCCTTCTATTCCTATTCCTAAAAAATGAATTGTTACTGGTGCGATACAGAGCTAATTATAGGTGGAGAAATTGATATTGATGATTCTATGCCGACCTACCCTGAGTTTTCGGTAATGACTAACCTATCTTGTCCTAAATGTTTCTCAGAGGTAGAAGTATTAAAGAAAAGAGATGCCTTCGATTGATATACCTGATATAAGTATTCCTGAGATATACATTCCAGACGTTCCAGAAATATACAGCCCTCATTATTTAACTATTACAAAGCCACCTGATATAGATGTTCCTGGTTGTACCTATCAACATCGTGATATAAAAAATACTGGTAATCGTAATTTGTTATTAGATGATCCAAATGGTGTATTTACAACGTGTGATTTTCCGTTCCCTGGTTTTGTTCCTCTTGACTATACACCTGAGAATCTTGTCATTACAGAAGAAGCACCTGTCAATAATGAGCCACCGCCCTTACCAGAAGCAGGGCAGCCAGATATTCCTCCATTACCTGAGCCTCCCCCACCAGATTTTCCTCCCTGCCCTGGTAAAAATGACCAAAGAGTAGGAGACTTTCGTAACGAAAAGAAACTGGAACGTGTTATCGGACATGAAAGAGGGCAAGATGGGTCTGAATGTGTGACCTTGTATGAATCAGTTGAATGGAAAGATCAATACATTCCGTCTGCTCCACAGTTTGTTGGGGTTTTTAGCCTTGCTTTGGTTGGTGCTTCTGCTCCATTGGTACTTCAGCTTGTACGGCCAATAGTTAAACAAGTCGTTACCAAACTTACTAAAAAGAAGGTAAAATAATATTCCGTAGATGAGTTTAATACCCGTGACTTATCTACTTTAATTCGTGAGTATGTGGGATAACTTGATTAGGAGGAATATTAACAACAATATCTTCGCAGGTAACAGCACTAGGAGTATTAGGTTTGAAGGTAACTCCAGTTTTAGCCATTTTTGAACACATCTCTAAACGATAGAGGCTAATTTCCATTTTAGTTTTCTTAATTAATAGTCTTTGAGCTTCTATATTTACTTGTGTCGCTTCATGGCAGAGGGCTGGAGATTTACCTAACGGAATATTAAACTGAGCGGATATTCCATAATTTAAGTTGAAATTATCCTTTTCAAATCTAGGAATTTCTGAATAATATTTTATTTGTCCAGTATCTTCGTCATAGATGGGTGTTCTAGTAATAGTTTCTCTAGGTAGTGCGAAAGACCAACTATCAGTTACATACGGTGTAATTGTAAGGCTAGGCGAAGCACAAACTATGCCCTGACTCATTTTGTAAGATGGCATAGCTGATGGAGTTATCATCGTTGCATTATTATTTACAACACCTTGAGCATTTGAGGAAGGAGAAGCAACTGTTGTATTAGCCAAAACCCTTGCAGGGCAAAGGATTATAGCTATTGCCCAAACGTAGTTGTAGTTTCTGTGGTTGTGCTTGTATTTATTTGGCGAGTTATAGTTGTTGTCGTATCCAGCCCTGGAGTAATCAGCGTTTCTTGTAGAGAAAAGGCTGCCCCATCTGTATTTATTGACCAACGAGGTATAGCTTCTAAGTTTGGCGAAGTCCAATTAAAGTTTACTCCCCCAACTGTTTGTTCATTCGTAGTCGTAGGAGTAGGGTTGATATATCCTGTTTCAGATTTGATATTATGTCCTGATGCTGAATAGGAGTATCCTGTCCGATATTGATGGCTCGTGATCGTTTCATTAATTATTGATTCAGATGTGCTAGATGTTGTAGAGCTTCCTGTGCGAAACTGCGGAACTACAGGAACAGCAAAGGCTCTTACTGGTAATACTAATAAAACTAGCAGCCAAAGTCTAGTCAATCGTAATAGTGACTTTAGTAGATCCTATGCAGCTTGTACCCGATCCACCTGCGGTACAGGTATGGACTCCAGAACTCAATGACGTTAAAGCGAGAGATCCAGCAGTACCGCCTGATCCAATAGTAGTCTGACCACCTAATACTGGTAATGCTGCAATACCCGAACTAGGAGTTACGGCAGAAGGAGTAGCATCGCCCATAATTACCGATTCTGTTTTGGAAAAGGCCGAGCCACTTGTGGTTACTGTAGTATCGGTTTGAATCATAGCTGGCACTCCGTTACTGAGGCTGCCAACATTGATCCCTCCAATCTTTCCTGCTGTTGTGGTATCTCCTACAGTTACAGATGGGGTAATATTATTTCCGCTTAGTGAATATGTTGTTCCAACTTTATTAGTAACCACATAAGGCATATCAACTGTTATTTGTGCTGAAGTAACAAACTCCTGTTTTATATCTGCAAAGGCAGCCGTTGGTAAGAATAGAAGTAAAGCAAACAGTTTTTTCATTTGATTCCTACTTTGTTTTTACTATTATCTACTATTTTAGGACCATTGTTGTTACCTGTGCCACTTTTCTTGTTTCCTACTGAGATCCCATAGCTTCCAAGCACTCCCGAAACCAGGCCAGCCGTGAACGCTCCATCAATCCTTACCTTGCCCATGTACCCCAAAGTCATCATTGATAAACTCCAGGTCAAAATTAAAAATCTGATCGCATGACCAAAGAGTTCCCCCCATTCAATGCCCTCTTTTTCTTCTTCTTTTTCTTCAGCCATAAAAGTAAAGATTCTTGTCTAATACTAGCAAAGTAGCTATGTTTGGGAAGTAACACATAAAAACGATGGTAAAAATTCTAAAACCTATCCTTCTTGTCTTTATAAAATCGAAAGCAATGAAGAGATTGATAGTGGATTTATTGAAGGCAATAGCCAAACAAACAGATAACACGATAGACGATCAAGCAGTAGCTTTTATAGAAGCCAGAATGTTTCCAGGCTCTACCACCTCTCTTCAATGATATGAAAGATGACGGCTTTATGAAAATGATCCATACGGAACTACCTCCCGAAGCAGAACTGATGATAGAACTTCGATGTAGGGAAATAATGGCCTGTGATGATGTAGATAGAATAAAAGCCTTTTGTATAGACATGATGAAAAATCATGCTAGGGCTGAAACAGTATTATCTAAAGCAATGATGAGAGTAATAGAATTAGAAGCAACATTAGCTGTACTGCAAACCAGGGCAAAAAAGAGTACAGGGATCTACAAACTTAGATGGTGGCTGGAACAGTTTTATATGCACTGGAAGTATAGAAAAATAACAAAACGTCACTCACGAGAAGCATAACGAGCCTGTATGTCAGGCACTATCATTTCTGGATACTGGATCGTAAACCATTTGTGTCCACACTCATAGCAAAGCCTTCTACGAATTGTTATAAATTTTGAATTTCGCTCAGAACGAATTACCTTTTGATCGCTGTACATCTTACAGCCTGGGCACTCAACCCATGTTATTCTCTTCATTTTTACTTGTTGTAAATTGTCTTTAAATAATTAGTTTCAATCGCATTTCTTTCTTCTACATATTTTTTGTTTGACATATTTTCAAACAAATATCTATCAGACAAATTAGCAAGTGCTTGAAAATAGTCTTTGGTAGCTCTTCTTTGTTTTTCTGTCATTGGCATAGTATTAAACCTTAGTTTTTAAATCTTCAAAGATGTCTCTCATTTCATAGGCATCTTCCTGTAGTTTTTCTATTTGATCTTTAGCCTCTTCGATCATACGATCCAGTTTTTGATTCTCGTAACTTTGCTCGTAGTAAGGCTCTAAATATTCATCAAGAGCAGTTCTAACTATAGCCGAAATGGATTTACCAGGACTTTTAAGATTCTCTAATGCCTTATGTTGATGAGGACTTAGTTGAACTGTGGTTCGAATAAGTTTTTCTTTTTTAGTGGTCATCTTTTTTAATGTAATATAGTAGACTGAGGACTTACAGATCAGGTTAGCTTATTTAGTAGATCTATGTCGGGAACCCATTAGAACCCGTTGACCCCCTACTAAATCCTCGATGGGAACTTGTAATATCATTTGTAAAATTGTGACACGGAGTATGAGGATCATGGCTCCCAAGATTACAAAAAAGCAGCGTAACCACCTGGGAGATATTACAGGTGGATCTTGCCTCAGACATTAGGAAAATTCTTCGTCTGTTATATCAAACCAACGAAACATATCTATGCAACCATAAATACAATCTATTGGATCTTTTTGTTTATAACAGAATGTCCTTTTAAGGTCAGGATCATAATGAATCTGACCTATGTAAGGAGCTTTTGGAAAATTAATTCCAAGTGATGAACGAAAATAAATGCTCATTAGTTGTAACGTGCAAATTCTTCTTTTAATCTGCCATCTGCAACAGCTTGTTTTTCATCGTCTACTATTTCTTCGTCAGTAGGCTCTCTCCAGTAACTACATACATGACCTTCTGGTTTGTATATGTCGTAATAAGGAGTTTTATCAGCTTGCTCTTCAGTTATAGAAATAGCAACTAAGCCTGGACAGTCATCATCATCTGAATACTGTTTTTCTTCGTACCACCAACCTGTACGTTCTACCTCTATTGGGTAGTCATCTTCATGGTTGTCTTTACCTTTGTCTATAAGGTCTATAGCTTGATCGTAAGATTCAGCTTCTACTTCAAATATTTCGTTGAGAACTGTTTTCGTTCTGAACTTGTAAAGTTTCTTTGTGGTCATAATAAATTTGAACTTCCTTAGAAGTATAGCAACAAAGTGCCACCACTATGTCATCTGTTACGAAACTTTAACTTTCGGAATTAGCCTTTCTTCCATCTATTCTTCTTTGTACTGATTCTCTCCACAATAATTCATCTTTTGCTTCAGCTATTTTGTATTCTGCACTAGAAAATTCACGTTCTA